GACGCCCTACTGACAGCCGCCGGACTCACCCATGTAGGCACCGCCCGGAAGGTCGGAGGCCCCGAGAAGGGGAAGCTGGTCTGGGCCGACCACATATGGACTCGGAGGGCTCAATGATACGACCGTCCCAGGCTTGGTGTCTTGAGATAGACATCACCAACGCCTGTATGCACCACTGCTCCAACTGCACCCGGGTGCTTGACCATGCCCGCCTCCGATTCTTCATGACGCCGGAACAGTTTGAGGCGGCCCTGCTAGCTGTCAAGGATTTCGTCACCGACGGCGAACGGGACCCCAAGGGCAGGGGCAAGGTCATCGGGCTCATCGGAGGCGAACCCCTACTGCACCCCCAGTTCCCTGACCTGGTCGACCTCATGCAGGTCCACGTTCCCCGCCGGGCCAACCGAGCCATATTCACGGCCAAGGACTGGAAGCGAGAGCACCATCCGAAGTGGGGGTCCATGAAGGTTCAGATAGACCGACTCCTGGGGCCACACGAAGGACAAGGCCGGGGCAAGGACCCCATCACCGGAGAGGTCGGGGGGTACCTGAACTGGAACATGCACCTCCCCGAGATGCAGGTCAGCCACCAGCCCGTCCTGGCCGCCTCGCGTGAGCTAGTCACGGACGAAAAGGAACGCTGGGACCTAATCGAAAACTGCTGGCTCCAGGACCGGTGGTCTCCGGCTGCCACTGTCGACGGTTTCTACTTCTGCGAGGTAGCCGGAGCCATTGACCGGGTCCTGTACGAAGGCGCTCACGCACTACCCCTGGAGCCCGGTTGCTGGAAGGGGAACCTGGACTACATCACGCGGGAGGACGGGGTCCGCCAACCCACCGGCAGATTCGCTGAGCAGATCAAATTCTTCTGCCAACAGTGCGGGGTCTGCGTGCCCATGGAGGGACGCCCGGACTCGGACGAAGTCGACGACGTCACCCCCGGCCACATCGCCCAGCTTGAGAAGGTCCGGTCCCCCCGACTGGTCCGGGGCCGAGTCAACATCATGGACGTGGACGGGAAGCTACCGACCATCAGGAATTGGAAGCCCGCAAAGTACATCAGAGGCAAGGCCCCCAAGGACCAAGGACTGGCCGACCGACGGAGGAAGAAATGAGCGTCACCCACCGGCTGAAGCTGGACAGTGATATGTCTCAGCACGAAGTCCTTGCCCGCCTGACCCGCACCCTGTACGTGTCCAGCTATCTGGAGGTCGGGGTCCGTGACGGTGCCACCCTCTGGGCCGTCATAGAAGCCGGGTATGAGTCCCTTCAGCTAGTCGGCGTCTCCGACACCTGGGGCGACGAACACGGGGGGTCCGACCGTGGGAACCATGACCACATAGATCGGCTGCTGAGCGCCACCCTGTACTACCACAGGGGCGGTGAGGTGGTCTGGCTGGACGGCGACTCCGCCGAGACCCTTCCGGCCTTCCACCGGGACCACCCAGACATACTCTTCGACCTGGTCCACATCGACGGGGACCACAGCGAGGGCCACCAGCTAACCGACCTCCAGAACGGATGGGACCTGACCCGGTGCGTGCTGATCGCCCACGATACCAACGTCAAGGAAGTCTACGACGCCTGGTCTCAGTTCATCGCCGAGGCCAAGGGGGTGACCGCCCACGACAACTTCAACACGGGCCGGGGGATCGGCATAGCGATGCGCCTATGACCAAGCCCCAGACCGTAGCCATCACGATCAAGACTGTGGACCGGGGTGCTTACCCGCCCAAGACTCGGAACTACCTCGGTGAGACCATGGCCAACCTGTACCGGGGCGGGGTGTTCCGGTCCCCCCATTTACACTCTCTGACCCTGGTCGATTCCGGTTCCCCTTACCCTGCCGAGTTCTTCCGCACGGAACTGGGTGACCCGCCTGCCGTGAACTCCATGATGCTGCACGGTCGACGGGTCCTACTGGACATCCCGGGGGAGCGCCGAAGCCTGCACGCCAACGCCTGCCGCGCCATCCAGCTAGCAGGGCAGAAGGGGGACTGGGCCGAGCACCCGGCGGACTGGGCCATGGTCCTGGAGGACGACATCGACGTTTGTTCCGACTTCCTGGAATCAGTCGTCTCGTGGCTGGCCGACTTCCGCTTACCCGACCCCATGATGTACGTGTTCGGGGCCAACTACAAGAACATCAGGAACCTGTACCAGAAGGGGAAATCAGTCTGGCTCTACCCCTGCGGAAACTTCTACGGGGCGCTCTGTTGCGTGTGGTCCCCGGCCACCGCCATGGACATCGTCGAGTGGTACGGCCCGGACCCCGCTTACCTGAACAAAGATGGCTCCAAGATATACGGGCGGGGGCATGACTTGATGCTTGCCCGCTGGGGTCGGGAACGCGGGCTCAAGCACTTCCTGGCCTCCGTCCCTTGCTTCATCCAGCACACCGGTTTGGAGTCCGGCCTGGGCAACCGGAAGATCCAGTACGCGGGCTGGCGGGGGCGGGGTTACTCATACCTGGAACAGAAGGGGAACAGACCATGAAAATCCTGTGGGTAGGCGACTCACCGAATGTGGAAACCGGCTTCTCACGCTGCACCCGTGCCGCGTGTTATGAACTCATTGCCGAAGGTCACCAGGTGGCCATCATCGGCATCAACGAACCGGGTGACACCCCGACCGATGACACCGAGTGGGTCCCCAAGCCCACCCCGCCCTTCCCCATCTACCGACCCGCGAACGCCTACGACGGAGGCCGGGACGGGTTCGGCGTCACCCGTCTCCCCCGTCTGATGCACCGCATGAAGCCGGACCTGGTCGTCCTCCTGAACGACCCCTGGAACGTCCCCCCGTACATGCGCGGGATTAAGCAATACGCCAACGTCCTCCAGGGAGTCGAAGGGTCCCAAGCTAAACCGGCCAAGGAACAGGCTCGGGACATTCTGAACATACCCGTCATCGCCTGGCTCGCGGTCGACGCCCGCAACCAGAAGGGGGCCGACCTGGAGGGGCTGGACCGGGTCGCCGTCTGGACCGAGTTCGCCAAGCACGAGCTACGGGTGGGCGGCTACCTGGGTCCCTGCGACGTTGTCCCTCTGGGGGTTGATTCCAAGAGGTTCCACCCGCTGCCCACATACGATGACCACCTGAAGGCCCGGGTCAACCTGACCAATCGCCCCATCCCGGAGGACGCCTTCCTGGTCGGGGCGTTCGGTCGCAACCAGCCCCGCAAGCGACTCGACCTGACGCTCTCTTACTTCGCCGATTGGGTCCACGCTTACGACATTGACGACGCCTACCTCTACATCCACACAGCCCCCACCGGGGAACGCGGATGCGACATCCGTGCCCTGGCCAAGTTCCATGGCCTGGAAGGCCGTCTCATCCTGTCCGAGACGGAACCCGGGCAGGGGCTACCCGATGCCGACATGGCACGCAGCTACCAGGCCCTCGACGTCTACCTCTCGACCACCCAAGGCGAAGGCTGGGGACTGCCCGCTCTGGAGGCCATGGCCTGCGGCGTCCCCTGCGTCCTTCCCGACTGGTCCGCGTTCGGAGACTGGGCCAGAGGTACCGCCCTCTTGGTTCCCTGCTCAGGCACAGCCCTGACCGCCCCCATCAACGGCAACCCCTACACCGTCGGCGGGGTGGCCGACCGGCTGAAAACGATGGACGCTCTCCAAAAGCTATACGCCCCGACCATGCGGAGACGGATGTATGAGAAGTATGGGACCCGGGGGCGGAAGCTGGCCGAGACCCTGACCTGGGAGAGGACAGCCCGGGGGGTGGTCACCTGGGCGGAGCGAGCTTATGATGTAGCTAACGCCCCCAAGCTATCCCATGCAAAGGGGGCACCGACCGGGGGTTAGCTTGGCAGGTCCATTCTCATTCACGCTCAAGGGAGTCCAGGAAATGCTGGCGGCCCTGGGGGACCTTCAGGTGGAACTGGAGGATAAGGTCCTCATGTTCCTGAAGGAAGAAGCCGAAGAGATAATGCGCCGGTCCAAGACTGAGTTCGTCCCCATCGACCAGTCGACCCTGATGCTCTCCGGCTTCGTCCAGAATGCGGTCAGGTCGGGGGATGATATCAGCATCGTTATGGGCTTCGGGGGTGACGCCAAGAAGTACACCCTGGCCATCCACGAGACCCCCTCACAGCACGACCCGCCTTCCTGGAAGGGCAAGCGAGTGCAGTTCAAGCGGGGTGGCCCGAAGTATCTTGAGCGCCCACTGATGGAAGCGACACAGGGCATGGCTGATAGAATAGCCAAAAGGGTGAAACCTAACTAGGTGAGCCATGGCCGACACCTGCTATCTCCAGATCCTAGCCACGCAACGCCCCTTCCCCTTCATGGTGGATGAGAATGAGCGGACGATGTTTTCGGTCAACTTCCAGGCCATGTCCGCCGAAGCCGTGGAGGACTGGGAACGGGACGTCATTCGCCTCTTGGTGCTTGCAGGGGTACCCATCACCTACACCTTCCCCAACGGCAACCGAAGAACCGACGACACCTTCATCGGGCCGAAGGCCATCATCCCCACCGACCCCGGCCCCTACCTCTCCGTCATCGACACGGGGGGCGCTGCGCCCTTTGAGACACACAACGGGGACCTGCAAGAGCAGCTATCCGTGCAGCTTATTGTCCGGGGCGCTGATTACTACACCGCCCGGGACCTGGCCCTGGATTGTTGGCGTGCCCTGGACGGCGTGAGGAATACGACCGTCAGTAGCTGATAGACTTACATCCGACACACAACCCGTAACCCGGACCCCGTCCACGGAGGTACCAAGACATGCCCCAATGTGCAGGCATCCAGACTGGCCATGGTGCCACCATTGCCATCGAACTCGACCCCGCCGGTTCGCAGGGCGTTTTCACAACCATCGCCCAGTTGAACGGCGACATTACCATCGGGCTCAACCGGCCTGAGACGGACGTCACCGCCCACAACGATGACATCGACACCTGGTCCCTGGGCGTGCTCATGAGGGACCCCCTGTCGTTCGGCATCAACTTCATCTACGACGACCCGACGCACGACCACCTGACGGGTCTGATCCACCAACTCCGGACCAACGAATGCATCGGCGTTCGCTTCCGTGGTCCGGGTGGTTCAGCCGCCGACGATGAGTGGCTAGGGTCGGGGCAGGTGCAAGCCTTCTCGCAGACCTCGCCCGTCCGCACGGGTGCCCGCACGGCGGAGTGTACGATCCGCATGTCGGGTCCCATGTTCTTCGACGGCGACCTCCAGAGCTAAGCCGCTCACGCAATACCGAGCGCACGACTTTGATTGACTGACTGACTGACTGACCGACCCCGGGCAACCGCCCAAGACCGATGGACCAACCGGTAGGAGACCGGCGATGACCAAGGAACGACCGACCCGCACGACCCGCAAGAAGGGCCTCACCGGAGCCCAGCTACTGTCGCAAGGCAAGGGCAGGCTCCATGAGCTAGGTGAAATCGACGGGCTGGAGGGCACGCTGTACGTAAAGCTCACAGCCCAGGACCTACTCAGTTTCTCTGAGTTGAACGCAGGTGAAGAAGGTGACGAAGCCACGGCCAGAGAGCAGGCGGATCAACAGAACGGTCTGCTGGCCAAGTGCCTCGCTGACGAAACCGGACAGCCCATCCTCACCCCCCCACAGGCGGACGAATTGTCCGAGATGGACTGGGGGATTTACATGGCCCTAGTCCGTGGTGTGATGGCCATCGTTTCCAGCAAGACGGAGGACGTGTCGGGGGACGACGTTGCCCCTTTACAGGATGGCGAGAGTTCGCCCACGTCCTAGCCCTGGAGTGCGGTACATGGGACGTGGAAGGCATGCTCGAACAGATGGACTTGGAGACGTTCGTGAACTGGCGTCGCCACTTCCATCACGCACCCTGGGGGGAAGCCCGTGGGGATCTTCGCATGTCCATCCTTGCGTCCCTCACAGCCAACGTCCACCGCGACCCCAAGAAGCGCTCCCGCCCCTGGGAACCCCAGGACTTTCTGGAGATGACTCCGACCGGACGCCCCCGCCCAGGGTCCCGAGGACGCCGCTCACGGGGCGACCCCGTCACCGACTACCAACCCCAAACCCCGCAGGAGTTCGCCGCCCAGTCGTCGGCTCTGCGGGCCTCATTCGGTGCCCAGCCCAGACCCACCACCAAGCTACTAGCCTCTGCTGAGGAATAGATGGCAACCATTGGTGAAGTAGAAGGCGTACTGAGACTCAGGGATGAGTTCACAGCCACCCTGGTCAAGGCCCAGACTCAGCTAAAGCAGTCCGGGGAAAACGCCGTCAAGATGGGCCAAGGCATGCAGCAAGCCGGGTCCGCGATGACCCGGTCCATCACCCTTCCGCTTACCCTCCTGGGCGGGGTGGCGGTCAAGACGTTCTCTGACTTCGATGCTGCAATGACCAAGTCCACCGCCATCATGGGGGACTTGGGCGACGCCATGAAAACCGATATGGCGGAGGCGGCGAAGGAAGTCGCCCTCACCACGACCTTCTCCGCGAAGGCCGCCGCCGAGTCGTTCTTCTTCCTGGCGTCCGCTGGCCTGAGCGCTGAAGCACAACTAGCTGCTCTGCCAACCGTTGCCCAGTTCGCTCAGGCGGGCATGTTCGACATGGCCCTAGCCACGGACCTCTTGACCGACGCCCAGTCGGCCTTGGGTATGACCATCCGTGACGACGCCATAAAGAACATGGAGAACATGACTCGGGTGAGTGACGTCCTGGCCAAGGCGAACGTCCTGGCCAACGCCACGATCCAACAGTTCTCCGAGTCCTTGACCAACCAAGCAGGTGCCTCGCTGAAGGTGTTTAAGAAAGACGTTGAAGAGGGCGTAGCCGTCCTGGCCGCGTTCGCCGATCAGGGAGTCAAGGGTCAAGTCGCGGGCACGGGCCTCGCCCGGATCATGAAGCTGCTGTCCGTGGCAGCGGTCAAGCATAAAGATGCGCTGAAGGAAAACAACATTGAGATAGTCGACTCCTTCGGCAACATGCGGAACATGGCCGACATCATTGAGGACCTGGAAAACCAGTTCAGTGATATGTCGGACGTCCAGCGCACCGCCGCTCTGAATGCCATTGGATTCAAAGCCCGCGTCCAAGGTGTCATTCTTCCCTTGCTGGGCACGTCCGACGCCATCCGACAGTATGAGAGAGAGCTTCGCAACGCCCAAGGAACCACCGAAAAGATTGCCGAGAACCAGCTTCAATCGTTCGCCGCCAAGATGGGCCTGCTGAAGGACCGGGTCATCGACGCCGCTATGACTCTGGGGGTGGAACTGGCCGGTGCTCTTGAGTCTTTGATCCCGCTTCTGGAACGGGCAGTGGACGCACTCAAATGGATCTTTGAGGCGTTCGGTCAACTGCCGACGCCCATCAAGTTAGTCGTCATCGGACTGGTCGCTCTGGTGGCTGCCCTGGGTCCCATACTTCTGATCTCCGGCGGACTGATAGCCGCCTTCGGGCAGGTCAGCATAGCGCTCTCCGGATTGACCCCCCACATTCTGACCGCCGTCAAGGGGAGCGGAATGATCGGCAAGGCTTTCCAGGGGCTGACCGCAGTCCTTGGTGGCGGGGGTGGAATCATTGGAATACTGGGGCGCGTGGTCCAGATGTTCCTCGGCCCTGTCGGCCTGGTCATAGCCATCGGCATCGTGCTTGTGAAGTTCAAGCCGTTCCGAGACCTGGTCCTGTCCATAGGCGGCCTACTCGTCGAGATTGTCCGCACCGGCTTTGCACTTCTGATCGGTGCCTTCCGGGCCGTGCTGGACTGGGCGTCTCCCCTGATCGAAGTGCTGAAAACCATGGGCGGGGTCATCAGCGATGTACTCGGCCCGCTGTTCGGGTGGCTGGCAGACCAGATCAACTTCTCTACTGCCGCCATGAAGGAACTACGCGAAGGGACCGAGGCCCTCCGGCAGGCGGAGGCCACGGCTGCGTCCTTCACCGACCAAGCAAAGGAGATGACCGACGCCCTAAAGACTGCCGGTGATGAAGGGCTGAGGAAATTCCTGACGGATACCGAACTGACCGAAGAGAAGGTCAAGGCCCTGAAGGGTGGACTGTCCATACTGGAGGAACAGGGGGAAATTACCCGCATAGAGTTCGACCGCATCAGGGTGGCCCTTGCCGAGTTCGGGTCTGAGACCGGGGTGGCCACAGACCAGGTGCTGCGGTTCGGAACTATGCTCCGTGAGCATGTCGGCGTCACGCTACCCGACGTGGCTCGGGCCATGGATGAGGGCCGGGCCGCAGGCAAGGGCATGCAGACGGTGATGAACGAACTGTTCGCCCAGTTCCCGGCGGGTACCGCTCAAGGTGATGCGCTACGGGCCGCCATGTCCGAAGTCAGCACAGAGATGAACGCCACCGCCCGGTCAGCCGCTGCTCTGGCTGAGAAGCAACGGCTACAGGCCGAAGAGGTGGCGGCTGGTATTGCGGCAGCCGAAGCCATGGAGGCCGCTCTGTCGTCCCTGGGAATTGCCACGGAAGAATCAGCACTGGCGGCCATCGACCAGCTAAAGCTGGGCATTGAATCAGGTGAGCTACCTGCCCGGGCGCTGACCGAAAAGATCATGGAGATGCAGGAAGAATTTAAGGACCTGGCCGCAGAGTCCCCAGCGGTGCGGGCGGCTCTAGATGAGATCGCCAAGTCTGCCGACACGGACACCATCGCCATCATCAAACTCGACGAAGCGGTCAAGGCATTCGGACTCCAGACGGTCGAAGGGGCGCTGGAAAAAATAGGCCAACTCAATACCCTGATTACGGAAGGGTCCGCCCCGCCCGAGATACTGGCCCAAGCCGTCCTGGCTCTGGAGGAAGAGTACAAGAAGCTGGCCGAAGTACAGCCCGAAGTCCAGACCGCTCTCAACGGAACCAGAGAGGCCATGGGCGAAGAAGTGCTGGCCGCTCTGGAACTGGAGGCAGCGGTCAAGCGGCTGGGCCTGACCCAACTCTCCGACCTGGAGCAGGAAGTCCGGGACATTCGCACAGCCTTTGAGGCCGGTGCCGGTTCGCCCAAGCAACTGGAGGCGGCTCTGGAGGCCCTGAAGAAGAAGGCCGAAGAGTTCCAGGACGCGGATCTGGTCGCAGAAATCCAGCGGCTCACTGAGGAACTGGAAGCGGCGGGCGAAGCCTCAGACAAGGCCGTCGACCCGTTCAAGAAGTACGCCGATGTAATCAATGACTTCGGGGTCAAGACTGTCCCCGCCACTCTCGAAAAACTGAAGGACCTACCCGCCGCCATCCAGGCAGGCGTCATCCCCGCCGACCAGCTAGAGGAAATCGTCACCAAGCTGAAGGACGAACTGAAGGCTCTAGCCGCTACTCACCCGGAAGTCGCCGCCGCCCTGAAGGCCATCGCGGACGCAGCCGAAGAAGCCGGGGCAGACATTGAGGTCGGATTCTTCGACAAGCTGAGGGAAGGCTTTGAAGGGCTACTGGACCCGGAGAATATCTCGGGCTTCCTGGGGGCTGGCCTGGAAGGAATGATGTCGGGCGACATAGGTGGCACCGCCCTGAAGATGGGCGAGACCATCGCGGGTCAGATTGGAAGCGGCATCGGCGGGGCGGTCGGTTCGGTGTTCGGTCCCCTGGGGTCCATGATCGGACAGAAGCTCGGCGGCATGGCAGGCAAGTTGGTGCCCATGATCGCCGGGCTCTTTGGCGGCAAGCCGGAATGGGAAAAGATATCAGAGGACATTGCCAGCACTTTCGGCGAGAGCGTCTCAGAAGAACTGGCCAAGCAAATAGAAAAGACCAGCGAGGAACTGGGCAACCGGGCCGCCGCGATTACCCAACACCTGCCGGACATCATCGCTGAGCAGGGGGTCAAGTCCGCCGAATCACTAGGCACCTTTGTCGACAAGTCCAAGGACTACCTCGCCCAGCTAGACGCCGGAGTGTTCACGTCGGGTGAGGCATTCGGGGGCCTGTCCGAAACCCTGAAAATGCTGATCCCCGAGATGGACGCCGTCGGGGCCACCACGGAAAACACCCAGTCAATCTTCGGCACCCTGACCGAGGCCCTCAACCGCGTCGCCACCGGGGCCGCCACAGCCTCTGAGGCAACCACCCTGCTAAGCGACACCGTCCCGCTACTGATCGAACGGATGGACATGATGGGGGCGGCTGGGGTCCAGGGCATGCGGTCCATCATCGAACAGACTCGGGCGCTGGGCGTCGAGGTCGAAGCGGTCACTGAGTTCGTACTTAAACAGACAAGTAAGATCGCCGATGGCGTCGGGGTAATGACCGCCAACCTGGTCAAGCGGCTCGACCTACTGGAAGAAGAACTGCCTCCGGGTCTGGGCCTACCGGCTGCCCTGAAGGAAGCCGAGAAGTTCGTCCAGCAAGAAGGGTCCGCCATCTTCGCTGAGATCGCAGCGGCGGCAGACGAAGCACTGCCCGAGATAGAAGCGGCGGGAGAGGACATCGCGGAGGCCATAACCGGACCGCTAAGCAGGATCACCCCGGAAATGGAACGGGCTTTGATTGACGTCAGGAATCAGGCCATGTTCGCAGCCGGGGCCGTGGCCACTGCCTTCTCGGAGATGCTGGCCCAGGGCATACCGGTCACCCAGATCGTCTCCGAGATAGGCCCCAAGCTGGCCGAACTCAGAGGGGTGTTTGACCGACTAGGCACGGAAGCTCCCGAAGCCTTCCAAAAGATTTCCTCATTCGCCCGCAAGCTGGCCAAGGAAGATACCGCTCTGGTCATCGAAGGCGTCCAGGGAATGGGGCAGGCAATGGAGGGTCTCCGGGACCTGGGCATGGCAACCCAGGACGACTTCTCCGCGTTCGCCACTACGCTAGGTTCGTCCTTCGACCAACTCAGAGAC